ATCTTCTTTACCTAAAATAGCTGGTGCATTAGCAACCGCACTATCAATTACTTTGCCCATTTCATCAATAACGTTTGCAGCAGTAATGGTTGTTCCTGTTACATCGTTTACAGTTCCATCAGCCAATAATTTAGCTTCGAAACCATCAAATTCTCCACTTGTAGCAGTAGCACCTTTCCAAATGTTTTTTTCTGTTTTATCGGCTACCTTTGCAGCTACGTGAGCAATTACAAATTCAGCGAAAGATGGTGCTAAGTTATCAAATGCAGAATATCCCATTTGTTCAGCTTCCCAAGAATTATGTAAATCTTTTTTACAAAGTTGTAAATTTACTTGAAACTCATCTGGTTGTAGAATAGCTTCTGTTAATGTTAAAGTTCCAGCATCTGTAACGAAATCACAAGAAGCATCTTTTACGATGTCATCTGTTGAACCTTTTTGAATTACTGATTTGTATTTTACATTTGGCATAATGCTAACCGCACCAGCATCTAATGTAGAAGCTGATAATAATGCAGCAGCAATATACTTGCCTGAAAATTCACCAGCGTAAGTTGAAGTTAATGATACACTCATTTTTTTTAAATTTTAATTTTAGTTATTTAATTTTTGCATTACTCTATCCAATGTACTTAATGGTCTTTTAGAACCTATTTTTATTTTAGATAGATTTTGTTTTGTTTCTGGATTAAACGAAATTGGTTCAGCAGCTGGTTTGTCTAATTCAGCTTGTAGTTCCTTATTTACTTGCTCGCTTAATACTGTTTTTTCGTTTCTTAAAGAATTAATTTCATTTCTTAATTTTTCAATTTCAGAAAAAAACATTTCTTTACTAATTGATTCCACAACTTTTTTAGGTGCAGCAGTTTCAGCTTCCATTTCTACCTCTGGCTCAACCTCAACCTCAATTTCTTCTTTAGATTCAGCATCTTTAATTTCAGCAATAATACCTTCTTCTGTAATTACTAAAATTTTACCATCTTCTAAATTGTACTCGCCAACTGGAACAGGAACTTTGTTATCTTCTGTAACTATAAAAACCTCTTTGTTAGGTTCAAATATTTCAGCTTCTAAAACTGCTCCGTTTTCTAGTTTTTGTTGTTCTAATTTTACCTCCACAGATAAATTTAAAATTTCTTTGATTTTCTCAATTGTTGTCATATAATAATATAAATAGTTAAATAAAATTTTATATTTTCAGTTTAATTTACTTTAATAAAACACTCTTTCCAATATGCAGATATTCCAGCATTTGACCTTGACCTAATTTCGAAATATACATATCCATTTAATAATTCCGATGTTATTGGAAAAGAAATAAAACTTGCTAAATCTTGTAATTCTGATGCAACTGTTAATAATTTATAATCGAAAATTTCTGTTGATACTAATTGCTCATCTGAATTTAAAAACCTTGCTCTTAATTCTAAATTAGTATTAGCTTCATCAGCACTAACATTAACAATATTTTTAACACTAATAACAGTTCCTAATGGAAAACCAGAAAAATTTATAGTACTAATTGAAAATAAATCTGTTTTGTAATATGGTATAAAACTATCATTTACAGATGCGATACCATCATCTTGCAAAAATGCCCAGTTATTAGCATCAATAGTAATTGGCGTGTTTGTATTAAATTTATAATTAACCCACCCACCATTATTAATAATTAATTGGTTTGTTACTTCCCTTAATTTTTCAGCAGTTATTGCTTTACTATTGTTTGAAGCCAAATTAGTATCTTGTAAGGCTTTTAAATCTGTGCTTGTCATATATTAAAATCGTTGTTAAATTCTTTGCTAAATTCTCCTGTTACAGAACTTGTGTTACCAATACCTTGTGCGTGTAAACTTCCATTACAACATTTAATCGAGTAAGTGTTATTTCTACATAAACAAGCACGACGCCCACCCTTTGGACTTGTCCGGCTAAATATGTTTTTAAAAAAGTTTCTCATCCTCGTTAAGTAAGTCAATTATCTTTTGTATTATTTCTTCTTCGGTTAATTCTTTTTCGATTAATTCTTCTTTCAATTCTTCTTTTGGTCTTTCTAGTTTATCAACAAAATAACCCTCAATACTAAACCCTTTAACTTTACCTGTTTTAACGTAATCATTCCATATTTTATCGTTGTTTACTTTTACGCTTCCCATCCAAGTTCCAATAGGTACATTCATACCATACTTTCTTGACTTATCGTGTACCTCATCCTCCACTAGCCAACTTTCTACTAAACTTAAACCACTTAATTGATGTTGATGTTCTAATGTAGAATTGTTTTGTTTACCATTCATTAAATAGCTTTGAGATGCTTTTAAGACAGTTTCTTTTGAAAAGTATATATAATACTCATCTTCATCATTACGTCTATAAATCGGCTTGTTAGGCACTAATAATGCCCCCATTAGTATTCTTTTTTCTTTGTCAATTTCAGCAAGTTTTATTTCTTCGCTTTTTAAAGCGATAAAATCTTCTTCAATAGCTGGGTTTTCAACAACTGATATTGCTTCAATACCTGTCATCTCATCGTTTTCTCCCAAAATTAATTCTATGATTTGCATATTATTATATAAATTATTTTAAAAAATTTTACATTTTAACCAATTGTTGCACCTTGTACAATATTTCTATCTAAGCTTTGACTTGTTGTTACATCATTCGATACTACATACGCCCTTACTGGTTGTTGTGATTGTCCTCCTATCGCTTCAGCTAATTGATTTGTTCCACTTGCTCCAACTATATTAAATGCTGGAGGAGATGGTGCTGAACCTCTTGACCCTGATAATCTTGGTGTGCTAATACTTCCACCTCCACCTCCACCTAATTGAGATATTGCTTTTTTAGCAGCTAAAGCACCAGATGCAATACCTAAACCAGTTGATATTGTATTTAATGTAACAAATGGTTGACCCAATGTTAAAGGAAATGCAGCTACCGATTTTGCATTAGCAACAACTGTTGATTGTATAGCTTTTGCAGCTGATGCCACTTGTTCAATTATAATTCCAGCAATAGCAAATGCTTTATTTTTTTCTCCTATTTGTTGTAAAATCCTTCCAAAACCTATAACTAAATCAGCTTCTTGTTGAAATATTTCATCTTTAAATGCTAATCTTGTTAAGTCTAAAGCTTCCTCTTCTGTTAATTGATTTTTTTTAATTTGAATAACTGCATCAGAAACTATTTGAGCATTTTCTATTTCAGCAATACCCTCTGGAGTTAATTCTCCAACAACGCCACCTATTTCTCTTTTTTGAGTAGGTTTAAAATTTTCTGGCTTAGATTTTTCAACATTTATAACAACTGCATTTAATTCATCGTATGCTCTTAAAGTATTTTTTAAATCTTCTTGTAAATCTACTATTTTTGTCTTGCGTTCAGCTAAAGCTTTTGCTTCTTCTTCTGTTACTTTTGGTGCTTTATTTGTTAGTTTTTCCCAAAAAGTTTGTTGCCTTGCTAAACTTGCTTCTTTTTCGTATAATATTTTTAAATTTTCTAGTTCTATTTTTAAATCACTAGCTTTTTGAGATAATAAATTTTTGTATTTTTCATTTAATTTATCATTGCTAATATTATTATCTTCATTATATTTTTTTTCTTTTTCTAAATAACCAAGTTTTTGGTCTAATAGACCTCTGTTTATATCAATTAAATTATTTTGAGTTTCTAATTCTTTATTAGCATCATTTATAAACTCAACTATGTCATCCCAATAAGCAACAATAGCACCCAAAGCAACAACCAAAGCACCTATTCCTGTAGCTATTAATGCGGACCTTGTACCTTTTAAACTTAAATTAAAAAGTTTAGTACTTTCATAAGCATTTTTAAACTGTGAAGCTAAACCGCCTGTTAATTGGTCTAATATAGCAATAGCACCACCATTACCAGCAACATCATCAATACTCTTGCCTGTTTTATCAGCACTTTTTTGTACATCATCTAAGTTGTTTTCTAATTTATTAAGCTCTGCATTTACTTCTTTTAAGTTGCTAGTAACATCAATTTCTATTTGTTTTTTTATCGCCATTTTATTTCTTGTTTAATAGTCTTAAAACCCTCTTTTAATGTTGTTGGTAATTTATATTTGCCTTGTGCTATTCTTATGTTTTCAGTTTCTCCATCAGCGTATTTTAACGCTTCTAATATTAATTGTATCATACTTCGTTTAATAATTCAATTTCGCTTTCGCTATTTTGCAAATTAGTTGTTATATTGTTAATCATATACCTTTTACCATTTACTATAAACCTATCTGATAAATTAAAATTCAAAAGTATTCTTAAAGGTAAATATGCTTTTAATTTTATTATTCTTTTTTTAGTGTTAAAAATATCTTGTATATAATTTATATAGTAATTAGCAAATAAACTTTCTGAATTAACTATTAAAGCATACTCATCAACTTCACTATTAAAATGTAATGTTTGATTACTTCCTGTAATACCATTACTGTTTAAAGGTATGTAATAGGTTGTTACTTCTGAATGGTCTACATCACTATCTCTAAAGGATATACTATTACCTCCTGTTTGACTATTTACATAATGTATTAATGGCTTACCAATATATGGTGCTTGATTATCGTCTGTCATCCAACCCCATTGTATCGTTGTTTGAGTATTTCCGTTTAAATCATTTAACCTTTCGTAAAGCATTTTTTGAAATGGTAAATTAACCTTATAAATTCCACCAACCCAATTTTGGTCATCTACTCCTTTATATTTTAATTCTCCAAATTGTATGGCGTTAATCTGATTATAAACCGAAGCTAAATATGTTTTATAATCTGAATACTCAAAATCAATTTGTTTGTAAGGTAATGCAACGTTAACCGATGAGGTATTTACATCAATGTACTTTGTTATATCGTATTCATCAAAAGTAGCATAATAGTTATCTAAAGTATCTACAATAATAATGTCATCTTTAACGTATGATGTTAAGTTAAACATTTTAAATAAGCCTGTTAAAAAATCTATTACTTTAATCTCTGGCAATTGTTGTGTAGGATAAAAAGTAAATGATGCAGTAATAGCAGTGCCATCAGCAGTTGCAGTGTAACTTCCAGCAGGAACTGGTGCTGGTTCGAATGGGTCATTCTCAAAATAATCAAACTGCCAATTTACAGTTGTAAAGGTTAACGAGGTTGAACATTCCAAAACTACACTCCAGGTTCCGCCAAGCATATCACTAAAAAATATGTTTTGCGTTCCTGTTACATTTACAATATCTCTGTTAATACTTCCGTTTCTATAAATCTTAATATTATAAGGCGTTGCACTTGCTGGTACAATTTCTAATTCTGAATCTAAATAAAAAGGAAATGACGTATTTCCAATAACAATATTTGTATTGTCTAGTGTATAAATTTCTGTATTAACTGTTGATGGTAAACCGGACCAAGTATTTATTATTTTAGGGTATATAGGTATTCCAGTTGTCTGACCTTGTACATCTCCTTTTTTCCTGTGCATCCACATATATAAATTATGGTAAACAGAATTAGAAGTATTAAAAAAATCTGTACTAAATTGAATATTATATTGTTCCTCAATGGCTTTTATAATTAAATGTACTCGTATAGAGTATTTTAAATCACTCCATAATACTCCGTGATTATGACCTGATCCACTATCATAAAACAAATTACCACTTAATACATCATCGTGAGCGTGTCCTGTAGTACTGTCATAAAACAACCTTGTTGTATGTGTCATTAAAGGCGTTACTATTGCATCGGTATATGTAACTCCTCCTACTGTTTTATCAAAACCATTTTGTAAATACGTTTTAATATTTGCACTAGAATAAGTTATCTCAAAATTATCTAACCATCCTAAAGCGTTTAAATTATCTTCTCCTAATAAGTCTTTTAACGATACTGTTTCCCCAAAAAAAGTAATTCTATAACTGTTAGGTGCATTGTTTTTTAAATCTACTCCCTCTAATTTTATAAAACCCTTTTTAAAATCTGAACCATTTAATTTAATTAACGAACTAACTTTAATTCTTGCATCGTATCCGTTTTCAATATCATAATTATAATAATGTTTAAATATTTTATTGTTACTTGCTGATGCTGGAATTGTAAATGTTTTACTAAAGTCTGTAAATACCATTGCAACGTCTTTAACGTTTTGTATAGACTGTGTTAATGATACTGTTTCATCCTTAAATAATTCTATTCTTTGCCCTTGTATGTAAAGTTGTACTTCTTGCATTAACGTATGTTATTTATTTTATCAAAAGCAAATGATACATCTATTGTGTAATTAATTAACTTGTCGTTTAAGCTTGTTTTAAATTCTAAATTTGAGGATGTAATATTAACTGGCAATGTTTGGTTTTCAATTTCTATCCAAACGCCATCGCTTAAAGTTATTTGTCTAAATACTTCATTATATTCTTCAATATAAAAACCACTATTTAAAGTAAGTTTTTCATTGCCTTGTTTAGTTAATATTTTACTTTGATGCAATGATGTATCATAACTTGCACCACTTACTATATTACTTTTGTATTTTTCTTCATTAGTGCTTAATGAAAGATTGGAACGTTTAAACATCCATAAATCTTGCAACGCACCAAACTTGTTTATAAATGTTAGCTTATAAGGTGTATATTTACATTCGTCTATATTTTCAATATTTAAAGTAATTAAATCAACTCCATCATCTATATAAACAGTATCAACTGAACCAGCATAAACTAAATAATCTATTCTTCCAGCACTTGTTGAATTATTTACAACCGAATCAGTCGCTACTTCAACGCCATTTAAGTAATAAGCAATTGCAATGCTTGTATTTGCGTTTAAAGGATATATTAAATCATTAGTAGATAATTTATATATTGTAGTATTTGATTGCAATAATATACTATCATTTTGAGGGTTTGCACCATCTTTAAAATAACCATACCCATAATAAGCTTCCAATTGAACAAACGCATCAGCAGTAGTTGGCGTTCCACTTATTGAGCGTGTAATTTGATAATCTACCCAAACCATTTGCGATGTATAAGTACCATTAAAAGTAATTTCTAAATAGTCTTTTACCAACTCGCTTATTTCAAAAGTTAATTCATTATTGTAAGCAGTTGAGTTTATAGTATAGGTTATTGCACCTCTATCTGTTGTTTGCGTTCCTGTGTAAACATATAAATCTAATCTAGCAGATGTTAAATTAGTATCTGTTATATTTATAAAAAATGGACTTTTAACGTTTATTTTCATTTATTGTATATTCTAAAAAGTTGTCTAAATCTAATGCGTATGCTTCTATTACTTCATCAGGTAAATTCTTAAATGCCTTTTCAAAAGGTTTAGTAAAAAACATACTTGGCTTTATGCCTTTTTTAAATATTGAATTAGCAATAGCAAATTGTAAACCTTTACGACTAACAAATCTTCCAGATTTATCTCTTACTCCTTTTAAACCTTTCCTAATTACCCATTGACTAAATGCACTTGCTGGAGGTTTTTTATTTGTATATTTATAAGGCGTATTATATTTTACTTCTGTACCACTAACTCCTTTGTCTTGAAACTTTCCGTAATCTTCCATTTCAAGCGATAAGCTAAACGAATTTTCAGTAACCTTTAAGTTATATCCTAAACTATTATAAAGTGCCTTAGAAGCGTTCTTATTGCCTTTAGTTAAGTTGCTTCTACTTTGTTGTATAACATATTTTGCAAAAGTGTTTAATGCTTTGCTTGTTTCTTTGTTTAACATATTGTTATATCATTAGCGACTAAAACATCAAAGGTAGCAGTCCATCCAGCTAATTTATTTTCAAACCTTTCATAAAAAGGCTCGCAATTTGCATCTCCATCTAATTGATATTGGCTATTATGTAAAGTACCTTTTCTTAAAACCATTATTAATTTATTTAATACTGCTAGTTGAGTATTTAGAACATCTTGTTCATTATCGTTTCCTAAAAATAAATCTGTTACCTCGTTCTTGCTTTCATCTACTATGTCCATACACATAACGCTTATGTTAAACGTTAGTACTTGTTCGCCTGTTGTTACATTATTTATAATTAAATGGCTTAAAGGAAAGATTGTTTGTTTACTTAAATCAATATCAAATATATCTCCAGTTGTAACTGTGTTAACATTTACGTCTGATAATAGTTGGTCTTTTATAGTTTGGGTTAATAGATAAAAACCTCTTATTCCTGTCATATTATTTTTTATTAAAATTTACTTTTTATTTGTTTTGCTTCTATCTCGTTTTTTTCTTTTGTAAATACTAAGTATGTTAAACAAGTGTGTAAATCTAGTTTAGTGATATTTTCAAACTTTGTAATATCTCCTTGAGCGATTCCATAGATTGAATTGTACCATCCCCATTTGCTTCCGAATTGAGATACTGCACTAAACTCTCCTCGTTCGCCTTGACCGAATAATTCATCATAACTTCCGATAATTCGATTCCTAAATTCCAAAAAAAAACCATAGCACCTAAAGCAGCAGACAATGGCATAAGCTTCATTCTATCAGCATTATTTGTGTCGTAAGGTTTAATTGTGTACTTGCCTTTTCTTTTGTGTTCTATTGGCCTATAAAGTACATTCATTGCTCTGTGTATGTTTTCCATATCTCCGATAAACGTATCTAAGTCCACATATTCGCCAAAACTCATCTCGTCTAAACTAGGAATAAAACCATATTCTATTCCATCTAAAGTAAACGTATTAATTAACTGATGTTTTACGTCAAACATTTTATTAATATGTTCGCATATTTCTACAATATCAGTTGCTTTCATATTTCTAGCAACTAAAGGGTTTGCATTACAGAATATTTCAATCATTTTTAAACGCACCTCTGCTTCTTTGCTTAAATCTAATTTGTCAAATAGCTGGTATTGATGTAGCGTTATTTCGTTTAAATTTTCTGGTATGTTAATTTCAATCTTCATAAAATATATTATATTAATATATAAACTTTTTAAATTATTTTTAAAATAAAAAAACACCTTTAAGGTGCTTAATTAATAAATAGTGTATTTACCAAAGTTTGGCCTACTTAATATTGAATAAGTAGCATATCTGACCGCATCAATAATATGATTGTTTTTATCCTGTGGTGTGTTCGTTAATTTGCCACTTCTATCTTCTTGCCATTTATAGTTTCTAAATTCCATAATAGCATTATTACTGTCTTTTGTTATGTAGATTTTAAAACGCTTTAATAAATCAATTCCAGCATTAACACTATCACGCCCCTTTAAACTTGGTTGTATATTCCAACCCATACGCCTTAACTCATCAATCAATCTTGGTTCTGCACTATCAAAATAAATAGTATTGCGTTCTATTCCTACGTCTTTAAAATGACTATGTAAATCTTGTGTAGTCATCATAGTTCTATATAGGTGTTCTTTTATATAAAGGTTATAATCTTTACGATAAACCGAAACAAGTGTACTAGGGTCATTTGTATAACCAGCATCAGCACCATAAGAAATAAAGGTTGCATCTTCTGGAACTTCGTTTATCTCGTGGTAATTAAATATAGTTGCTTTACTGATACCTTTTTCACCGAGTCCGTATATCTGCCAATACTGCTCATCTGTATCTTTTAACCTTTCTATCTCATCTTTAATTGAATTATTTAAAAATGGGTTATCTAAGTATGTGGTTTTATAAAATTCTACGTCATCCCTTGTTAATACCTTGTCGTATATCCAATGATACTCGTCTGATGGATTATAATCTAATATTATTTTTTCCTGTGTTCTAAATACTAATTGTTGCCAGTCCTCAAATTCTAATTCGTTGGCTTCATTTATAAATAGTAAATCACGTTTACGTCCTCTAATTTTTTGTGGTTGGTCCACACTTATAAATTCAACAAGATTTGTGTTTAAAGTATATTCACTATTTGATTTATTATGATTGTCCTCGTTATATAAATTATGTTGTTTAAGTATATCTATAAAATCACGTAATACTGAACTTCTAACCGCTGGGAATGTTTTTCTGCAAATAGTAACAGTCTTACCTTTGTGCCTTAAACAATAATCGAAAATAATAAAAAGCAAGATGTTATAAGTCTTCCCTGACCTAGTTCCACCTTGCTCTGCTATTATCTTTTTTTTACTATTTAATAGATGCTTATATACCTTATTGGTCTGTATCTTCAATTTTATCTATTATTTCTATTTTAAAATTGTTAGGCAATCCATCTGCACCTGTTATTTCTTGACGTTCAACATAACCACGTTTTTTGCCTTTTGTTTTTAAGTAGAATATCATTTCAGATGTTCCACCATTTTTAATATTTTC